AACAAGCGTGGCCTGTAGACCGTTGGCCTAACTTCACTCGCAAAGAGATGGAGTGCCGTGAAACAGGTGAGTGTTTGCTCTGCGAAGACATGATGGATGCGCTACAGCAGGTACGCCATGAGTTGGGATCGCCGATGACGATATCGTCGGGTTACCGTAGTCCTCGCCATAGCATCGAGGCAGCCAAAGATACACCGGGTAGCCATTCAACGTCAAAAGCAATTGATGTTGCCTGTGACGGTGCATATGCCTACCAAGTCCTGTCAGCGGCCTTACGCGCTGGCTTTACAGGTATTGGCATCAAGCAGACGGGCGTTAGCCGCTTTATCCATCTGGATTACATCCGACCTGGCGATGGGTTTCATGTCTTACGGCCTGTGATTTGGAGCTATTGATGGCGTATGATGCTCAAAAAGCGTCAGCATACTACGCTAAAAACGCAGACAGAATAAAAAGCTACAACCAAGCTTGGAGACGGAAACGTCGCTTAACGCACCCAGAAGAAGCGGTTAGGAACAACGAAAGAGTTAAACGCTACCATCAAACAAAACATGGTCGCGCAGCGTTAAAAGCAGGGAATTTGAATTTTGTTGCGAAAAAGCGCGGCCAAACAGGTAAAGTAACAGCGACAGACCTTTTGAGCTTGGAGCGTATTTGTCGTATGTGCGGCAAACAGGACGAACTGCAAATAGACCACATTTTGCCAGCTATGCACGGCGGTTTAAATGTAGGAAGCAATTTGCAAATGTTGTGTGTTGATTGCCATAAAGCAAAAACCGCAAAAGAGCGGTCAATACGAGTTGACGTATTAGCTGCTCCACAAGAGCAATTAAGGCTGTTGTAATGGCAAAAAAAGCGTTTTGGGACAAGAAAAACCCACGCAAGAAGTCAAAGACGCTAACGACTAAGCAGAAGGCTGCGGCCAAGGCACGGGCTAAGAAGGCTGGCCGTCCGTATCCGAATCTGGTGGATAACGCTGCCGTAGCACGGAAAAAGAAAAAGAAGTAATGGCCCTATCTGAGCTACAAGAGCAAGCAGTGCAGCTGGTAGTGCTTGATCGCTGGAACCCCAAGATGGCAAACGATAAGATTGCCAAAACGTTGGGCGTAGATAAGTCTACGGTGTTCCGCTGGCGCAAAGACCCAGAGTTCGACAAGGCGTTACAGACCGAGCTTGAGCGTGACCGGGCAGACTTTGATGAAGTGCCACTAGCATGGCGCAAGAATCGCGTCTTAGCGCTCGAAGAGTTGTATCAAAAGATCGACGATGCCCGTGTATCGCTGAAACTGAAAGTGTTGAAAGAGATACGCGAAGAGGTAGGTGATCACCGGATACAGGTAGACCACACGGTTGAGATCAAGGGCGTTAACCTGCCTCCCAGAGCAGAGTCCTACGAAGAATGGCTACAGCAAAACGACCAGATGGTCGAGGCTAACTACACGGTTGATGAGGCAGCTGGATGAACGCTAATAAAAAAACAAGTCCCATGCGAGGGACTCAATACGCAAAAGATATATCAGAGCGAACGCCAGAATCGTTATCACAGCCTAAAAAAAAGAAATATCCCATAGCCAGCGGCCCTTCTTCTGGGTATCCACCAAATGCTTTTTTAGATCAAGACCAATTAACTGAATTGATACGATTTGGCAGTATGCGCGTCAGCCCAAGAATGCTATTAACAATTGACGAGAATAATAAACTTCATCTCAAAGATACAGCTTCTGACGACTTAGTTAGTGCTATTTTGCAAGATTTAGCAAAATCTGGAATAGATACAACGAAAGGTGTTACTAGAGGTCAGAGATGACTTGGAAGCCGCAAGCTGGCCCACAGGAAAAAGCGATCCGAGCATCGTTTGTTGACGAGCTATTCTTTGGAGGGGCCAGAGGCGGCGGTAAGTCTGAGTTTTTGCTGGGTGACTTTTTAGCGGACGTAGATACCTACGGTGAGCATTGGAAGGGGCTGCTGATACGCCGCACCTACCCAGAGTTAGACGAGATCATTGATCGTTCGCGGCAGATATTCCGCGAGGTCTACCCAGATGCTGAGTACAAAGTAGGCACACACCAATGGCAGTTTGCAAACGGTGCTACGCTCAAGTTTCGGCACTTGGAAAACGAAGCAGATGCTGACCACTTTCAAGGGCAGCAATATACGTGGGTTGGTTGGGACGAGCTAACAAGCTGGTCTGACATGAAGTCGTATCACAAGTTGAAAGCCTGTTTGCGAACAGGTGCAGCAGAGGTTCCGACAAAGCGCATACGCGCATCGGGAAACCCAGGTGGTGCAAACCACAACAACGTCAAAAATTACTTTATCGACGCTGGTGAGGAGTCAACGGTTATACAGGGCGATGACGGGATGACCCGGATGTATATACGGTCACTCGTTACTGACAACAAAATACTGTTAGAGCGCGACCCTAACTACATCCAACGACTCAAGAGCGTAGGTGACGAGCAGTTAGTAAAAGCATGGTTAGACGGCGATTGGGACTCATTTGTTGGTCAATACTTTACCAACTGGCAAGAGCAAAAGATCCTCGTCAACAGCTTTGAAATACCATCGCACTGGCCGCTGTTTGGCGCGATGGACTACGGTGAAGCAGCACCAACAAGTTTTGGCTTGTATACCGTAGACTACGATGGCAACGTGTACCGCATCAGCGAATATTACCGCTCTAATGCTACAGCATCACAACACGCAGCCAACATCGTAGAGATGATAGAGAGTTGTCCGTTTACAGGGGGCCGTTACCCTCAAGCAACGTATTGTGACCCGTCGATGTTTGTCAGACGGCGCTTGAGCGAGGTGATCAACCACTCGCCAGCAGATGTGTTTGCCGAAAACGGCATCTTTCTGACCAGAGCTAACAATGACCGAGTGACGGGTTGGCGCGTTGTCAACGATGCACTGATAAAAGAGCAGTTATATGTGTTTAACGGCTGGAACGATGCGCTTTGTCGCACGATGCCCGCCTTGCCACGTAGCACTAAGAATCCAGAGGATCTGGATACTACGGCAGAAGATCATGCAGCTGACGAGTTGCGCTACGCGATGATGCACGTTTATCGGCCACACAAACAGGCCGAGTCAATGCCCTACGAAGGCACAGGCCAAGAGGCGATAGACATGTTGGAAATGGGTTACGGCAGACGCAATGGGCGATACGCCGAAGCCTAACACTGCGGTTGGTGCGTTAATGCGTACTGGCCCAACACTTGGAGCAAAGACGATGAAAGGTTTTCACGGAACCCCAACTACGACGAAGCCAAACAAAAGCGTTAAAGGCACTGCGGTAAAGCCCAAAGCGGCTGGTTCAGACAACATGAAGAAGAGCGGTAGAGGCAAGTAGCAAAATTAACAGCATGAGAGTCTTGTCTTTAGGTGCAGGTGTACAATCGTCTGCGCTAGCGTTTATGGTTGAAAAAGGTGTTATACCACCTGTTGATTGCGCCATCTTCGCTGACACGCAAGCTGAACCGCCAGAAGTATATGAATGGCTTGATTACATAAAAGCAAATGTGTCGTATCCAATACACATAGTTACAGCAGGTAGTTTAGAAGCAGATGCTGTTGCAATGCGTAGAAACAAAAAAACAAACGCACTGTATTGGAGAAATGTATTACCAACTTTTATGCAAAAAAAAGGGACAGGGGGTTATGGTCTGTTTCCGCGACACTGTACTACAGACTATAAAATTGTCCCAATAAAAAGAAAGATACGTGAACTCTTAGGCAAAGATTGGCGAAAAGCATCAGTTGAGCAATTAATAGGCATTTCAACTGATGAAGCGTCAAGAATGAAAGATTCACGGGTAAAATACATAAAGAATCAATGGCCGTTGATAGAAATGTCGATGAGTCGGTCTGATTGTCAGAATTGGATGAAAGATAATGGATATCCAATACCGCCTAAATCAGCTTGTTATTTTTGCCCGTTTCACGACAACAAAACGTGGCAAACGATGAAAACGGATAGCCCAAAGTTATTTGAAAAGGCTGTTCAATTTGAAAAGGAATTACAGGCAGTTGCAGCAAATAGCCCAAAAGCATACGCAATTCCGTTTTTGCACAGGTCATGTGAACCTATAAACGCAGCGCCATTGGATACAAAACAAATCGGCTTGTTTGAAGCTGAATGTGAAGGTATGTGCGGAGTATGAAAGAACGCGAGATAGAATACTGGCAGGGCGCTATTGAAAATGGCCGCAAGTATATGCGGTCACGCCATAAAACATGGCGGCGCTTGCTAAAGACATACGAGCTTGATTTTGACGTTCCAGGTCTGGACGATGACAAGATTGTACGTATCTCGCGGATGTATCCGCTTGCTCGTCAAATCATAGCTAGCGTTTCGTTTAATTACCCCCACGTTTTCTTCAAGGTTGAGGAACCGGGACGCGAGTTTGCCTCTGAGATATTAGAGCGTGTAGCCAATGCCGCGTTAGATCAGATGGATGCTAAGCGCGAGGTGCAACAGGCCATCTTCGACGCACTGTTCTGTAGCGTGGGTTGGCTCAAATTTGGGTATAACCCACCTGGCGATGATGACATCATAGCGCCCTACACGATCAACGATGAAGCGGAAAACGATTTTCCGTATGTGCATCGGGTATCGCCGTTTAACATTTACCTCGATCCTCTAACGCCTCCGCACAAAATGGGCAGCGCCCGTTATATCATTGAGAAAATGATTGTGCCGTTAGAGTTTGTGCGTGAAGACAAACGTTTTTCCAACCGCCGTCAGATACAACCGATGTCAGACGAGGGCGATGCAGATACGTTTCTCTACGACACCCAAGAGGCAGAATACTCTGACGAGCATGATGCGGTTACTGCGGCCAAGGTGCGCGGCAAGATGGTGTGCTTGTATGAAGTGCATGACCGTTTGCACAAAAAGCGCATCACGTTTGCTGAAGGGTTGAAAGAACCCATTGAAGAGGTAGACCATCCGATGTTGGCGATGGAGCCTGTGACGCAGCCAGATCCGTTTACGGGTGAGCCTATGATGACGGGCGAGTTTGAGCCGGCTGGTGGGTATCTTGTTGACGGTGGTTTCCCATATCACGCTATAAAGTTTGATCAGACCGAGCGCAGCTTCTACGGCGAACCGCCGATGGCCTACGTCGAAGATACGCAAAGTCTAATTGTTGAGTCGGTGTCACGCCGCGCAGATTTGCTTAAACGCTTTCAGCGCATTGTCCTTGCATCACGCAGGGAGCGCGAAGCCAACCAAGACATTGGTGATACGTTAGAGACAGGGCGCGATGGTGAGATCATCTGGGTAGAAGATCCCAACACCAGTATGCGTGAGATGAACTTTGGCAACCCACCGCCCGATCAGCTGGGCATTGAGTCCGATGCGCGTAGCTACGAAGAGCAAAGTCTCAACGTCAGCCAACTGGCGATGGGGGGTGGGCCGAAAGTCACTGCAACACAGGCTAGCCTACAGGCATCGTTTTCTCAGATCAACCGCGAGTGGATGCAGCAATCGGTAGCTAACGCTTATCGCTCTATTGTGCGTAATACGTTGCGTATGATGGCTGATCAACGCTACACGCCAGAGCAGTTTTTAGTAAACGTAGCGCGAGACACGGAAGATCCGGTGTATGAAGCGGTCACAGCAGACCTATTGCGCGTCCGATACAAAATCGAGATCAACGCAGGGTCGATGCAGCCACTGACTGAGCAGTTAGAGCGCCAAGATGCGCTACAACTGTTCAACTACACCATTGGCCTACCGGAAATTAACAGGATCGAAGCGATTAAGGGGCTGTTGTCCACTTTTAGAGTCCAAGATCCCGAAAAGTATTTGGGAAATCAAGAAGACGGCGATACCATCAAGGCCGCAAACCTTGAAAACGTAGCCTACTTGGTCAACGGCGGCGATCCAGGCGTTACACCGAACGAAAATCATCAACTGCACATACAAATTCACGGCCAGATACAGCAGTTGCCGCAGTTTCAGCAACTATTACCGCAGCAACAGCAGCAAGTGTTGCAGGTTGTGCAAAATCACGTTGGTCAACATCAACAATTTTTACAACAGATGGCCCAAGGCCAAGCGCCGTCAGCCCCAGCTGAGTCAGATCGCTCCGAAAGCGAGGGTAGCATCATATCGCTAGTACGGAGCCAAGCGCAAGAAATTAGCCAGCAGCTACAAAACGCACCTGGGCAGGGATAGACTATGGTTTTCCACGACTACGAATGCGAAAAGTGTGAACATCGCCAGATAGATGTGCCGTCAGACACTCATGCCAAGATTCGCCGCACAATACAATGCACAGAGTGCGATGGCACAGCGCGAATGATCTTTGTCACAAGCAACCATATCAACAGCCAACATTCTGGGATGTATGGGAAGTTTCACGCTGGCTTCGGGCAAGTGGTTGAGTCATACAGCCATAAGCAAGAACTCTTGAAGAAGTACAACGTGACCGAAAGCGCAGATGCAGTGGGCGGTTCTAAATGCCACATCACGAACGATGTGAGCCAACCTGCCAAACGCTCTACGCAACCAGCATACTTTGGAAACACACCACAAGAAGCAATAGCAGCAGCAGAAAAAGCCTTTAACCAGGAGAGTAACTGATGTCCGAAGCGATTCTTAATTTGGACTCCAGTTCAGAGGATACGTCACCCGATACAGGCCCATCTAACGAGCAGCCAACCAATGAGGTTGAACTGTTTGCAGGTGACACGCCCGAATCGGCACAATCTGATGATGCTGGACACTCTAATGCGGAAACGTCGGATTTTGATCCAGAACGGCACGATTGGCTACGCAGTGATGTCGATCAAGTGCCAGAGCAGTATCGGGGGCTAGTACCTCTCGCAAAGAATCTACAAGCGCAGTTTACTAAGTCGCAGCAAGACTTGGCTGACCAACGGCGTGAACTACAAGCTCAACAGGGCGAGTGGGCAAACCGTGTGCAGCAGATGGCTGTGCCGCAACAACCGCAGATCGATCCTATACAAGAGATGCGGAACAACCTGTCTGAAGAGGATGCGCGAGGGATTGATGCCGTCGAGCAGATTATCCAGCACAGGGTTGGCACACAGATGCAGCAGATGCAAAACCAAGTCGCGCAGTTACAACAGCAGTTATCCCACGCAAACCAATACGTCCAAGGCCAGCAGACGGCTTACATAGATTCGCAGGTGCAAGAGGCGCGTGGTGAGTATGGACAAGACTTAGACAATTACACCGATCAGATCGTAGCCACTGTTCGCATTAACAATCCACAGACAGGGCAACCCTATACGGTCAGAGAGGCGTATGAGTTACACGCTGGTATAACAGCGCAAAAAGCTGCGGAGTTACGGCAAAACGATAGTCAAGCGCGTAACAGTAGCAAACGTGCAGTGCGATCAACTACAGGCGTAGATGCAAGCGAGGATACTGGCCCGATTTCTGAAACCGAGGTTTTGGCAGGGTTGTCAAAATTAGGATTTGAATAGGACTTTAAAAAATGCCAGCAACAAGTAGAACAGACGTATTTGATGCTGCGTTTACCCTTACGATGAGGGCCAAACGCAAGGAACTTACAGATAACTTTTTTCAGGCATACCCCACGCTAGAAATGTTTCGCAGTGGAAATGCTTTAGTCACCGAAAACGGCGGTAAAGAAATCCAGTGCGATCTTCTTTACGGGGGTAACACGGCTCAGTATTTCAGCGGTTATGACGTATTGAACACCGATGCCGTTGATGGTATTACAGCGGCGTTTTATCCGTTCCGCTATGTAGCTGCTCCGATTACGATCAACTACACCGAGGAACAGGAAAACCGCAAGAGCGATGCAGCCATGAAGCTGCTGGAAGCAAAGACTCGTCAGTCTATGCTTTCGATCCGCGACCAGGTAAACGCATCTCTCTATAGCTCACAGACGGGCAAAGCGCCGTTGGGCTTCCAAGACATTATTGCTGATGATCCTACTTCCAGCCCAACTACGTTGGGTGGCATTACGGTAAGCGGTAACTCTTGGTGGCAGAACAAGGCCAACAACGCAACCTCTGACACTTCGTTCAAGACGATTACCGGAACGAATTTTTATGAAGGTATGCTGCGTATGGCATCGCTTTGGAATGACGTTTCCGAAGGGAATGAGCAGCCTACGAACATCTTTACGACGAACGATATTTACGCTGATTTTGAGGAGATATTTGAGGGTACTGGCTACCAGCGTTTGAGCAGTAACGATGCTCCGGGCGTTGATGGTCGCATGCCTTCTTTCCGTGGCATTCCGGTGCAGTATGACCGCGATTGCGCTACGGGCAAAATGTATTTTCTCAACACTAACTATCTCAAGATGCACATGCAAGCTGGGATGAACTTTGC